CGAATGCCCCCCACCCTGCTCAAAAGCCCACGACAGCCCCTCAACGATGGAATGGATGAGCGGCGTGCAGAACCATTCCAACTGTGTCGGATTCCACTGCGGCTGCACCGCCACACACACTCCGTCGCCAACCAGCTCCGGCTGCGCAGAGAAGTCAGACACGACCACCCGAGTCCCACACGCCTGCGCCTCCAACACCGGAAGGCCGAACCCCTCACCGGCAGTCGCAGACAGCAGCACGTCAGCCCGCGAATACAGCTGCGCCATCGTCCTGTCGTCCACCCCCATGCGATGGTCATACTGGTTGACGAACACCACCTGCTTGTCCGTGATCCCGCACGACTTCAACAGGGCCACCAGGTCGATACCGATGGCGGACTGCGCTTCCGTGTGGAGGTACAGCAGCGCCTCCGGGTGCTTCTTGGCGAACGCTGCGAACGCCAGCAGGTTCTCACCCCACGCCTTCCGGTTCGGGAGGGTGCCCTTGTTCGCGTTTGGAATCATCACGACGAACCGGCCCGGCCACGGGTCATCCATCGGCGTCGGCTTCCAATGCTTCTCCAGCGCGTGCGGGACATACACCGACTCCACATCACGCCGCGCCAACGCCTCATGCCCGTGCTTCGACATGGCAAGCGGCAGAACGTTCCCCCGGCGCACCACATCCAGCACCTGCGGTGGGACGTTCATGTGGTCGATGGGCGTCCAACACCAAATCTCGTCCGCAGACGCCAGCATCTCCTGATTCCGCAGCACCCACACGTCATACAAGGTGATCAGCTGCGTGCGAACGTCAGACTGCCCCGCCCAATGCTTGAAATGCGCCCAAATCACGTCCTGCGAATACTGCTCGTACCCCTGCGGATACACAGGAACCCCATGCCACTTCACCACACCCCTGGTGGCACCGAAGTTCGCCGAAATCGCCACCTCATGGCCGCGCTTCTTCAGCCGGCGAACCACCTGCTCCGTCTGCGTCGAATACCCGGTCCCCATCTCGGGACCGTTCGACCACCACATCACACGCGGAGACTTCCCCATCGCAGGACTCCCATTCGCAGGATGCGCAGGAGGGGGCCGGCCAAGCCCTGCGCTGCCGGGCCGGCCCCCAACCTTACTACTAGCTGGCACCACCGATGAAGTACTTGACGGCCTCCGTGCGGCCACCGCCAAGGTCACCGCCGACGCGGATCGTGGCGCGGAACGTGACGAGGTCCGCGTTGAACGCGTAGTCGTCGCTCCGGCTGATCTCGACACCGGGGGCCACCAGACGCGTGTGGTACGCGCCCAGGTCGCCGAAGATGACCGACTTCGCCGCGGTACCGATGGCCGCCATGTCCGGGTTCTCACGAACCGGGAACCCGAGCAGGGTGTCGGGGCCGGTCGCGTTCACCGCGTACACGAACGCGTCGTCGGGGCCAGTGAGGGTGCGGACCTTGCCGAGCGCGGCACGGTTCAGCATCCAGCCAGCCTTCGGACGACGCGCGTACGCCGAGTCGACGGAGTGCGCGAGGTCCACCAGGTTGATGAACGTGAACGCGCCGGCGACAGCGGTCGCGCCGGTGATGCCCGAACCAGCAGCGGTGACGATGCCGTTCGGCTGGACCGTGCCCGTGCCGACCGTCAGCGCCGCGTTGACCGCGGTGCCAAGGGCGACAGCGAACTGATCCGCGAGGAACCCGATGAGGTCCGGGTCAGAGATGCCCGAGTCCGTCAGAAGCTCGGACGACACCTGAACCAGCGCACCGTACTTGTGGGCGCGGAGGGTGATCGTCGAGAACTGCGGGTCAGTCTCGGCGAACACGGCAGCCTCCGCCGTAGCGGTGGCAGCGGAACGCGCGGTCTGGACGGGAACCTTGATCTCGTTGCCGGACGCCGTACGGACGACGGTGACGACCGACTCGTCGAGCATCGGGCCGGTGTACTTCAGCAGCTGCTGAAGCTCGGCGTAGAAGCCCTGCGGGACGATCTCCGGGCCGTCGGTGGCGACGTTCGTGACCAGGTCACGGGACTCGCCGAAGACGTGCGAACGGATCTCGCCGGCGACGAGACGACGGAACATCTCCGCGTCGGACGGCTTGTCGTTGACGGGGGTAGCCGAAGGAGTCTCGACACGCATCTCGGCCGCGCGGCGCTCACGCTCCGCGTCCTTCTCGAGGCGCTCGATGACGGCAGCGCGCTCGTCCAGCTCGGCGTTGATCCGGTCGTACTTCTCCTGCTCCTCCTGGGAGAGGTCGCGCTTCTCGGCCGCAGCGGCGTCGAGGAGGGCCTTGGCCTCCTCGAACGCGCGCGCGCGAACCTCGCGCTGACGTGCGATGTAGCTGTCCATGGAGCGATACTCCTGCCCGGCATCATGCGGGCGTCGATTATGGGATGCCGGGCTGGAGCGAATCCAGACCATCTCGTGGCTAGAGCGTTCCGGCTACGAAAAGGCTACCGGACAAACCACATAATGGCTACGAACGTCACATCTTCTCAAGCAGGTTGAGATACTTCTGCTTCAGGACGAGAAGGTTGACAGGTTCGGGTTCCGGTTCCGGGAGCGATTCCTTGATGGCGTTCATCAGCAGCTCGGCCTTCGCCGGGTCCAACTGCTCGCCGTCCGCGAGGGCGTCGAGGGCCTCGGACAGTTCCTCAACGGCCAAGCCGGTGCGGGCCGACNNAGGCTGCGGACGGCGGCAGTTGTCGCCTCGTACGCGGGGAACCCGGTGACCACAGAGACCTCGTGGAGCGCGATCTCGCGGAGTTCACGCTGACTACCGTCCTCTGACCAGCGGTCCCCACCACGGGGCACGGTGAACCCGAACGACATCTTGCTCACAACCCCGGTGCGGAGCAGCTCACGAAGGTCGTTCCCAGCGGTGGTGTTCGGAAGGTCCGCCTCGACACGCAGCCCCCGCTCGTCCTCCGACAGACGGAGCGTGCCGGAACGCTTCGAAGCGAGAACCATGTCCGCATTGTGGTTGACGAACAGGCGCACGTCGCGCTTCCGGTTGCGGAGGGACTTGCCGAACGCGCCGGGAGCGATGCGTTCGACGAACGGAAGCGGCTCCGACGGCGAATCGAACACCGCCGCGTAGCCGACGAACGTGTTCCCATCCCCCTCGGCGCGAATCTCGCCCTCGAGGCTTCGGAACTCCACACGAGCACCGTCAGTCTTCGGCTTCACCGGAGTGACCTGCATACGTTCCGCCTCCTCGGCGACCTGCGCAGCCTTGCTGTCGAACCATGCGCGGGCGTCAGCGTACCGTGCGCCCGTCGGAATACCCCACAGCAGATGAGCGACAGCACCAGGCGTCGGATAGCCGTCCTGCCCCGGCCTCGCACCGTCAGCATCCAAATCCACCGCATGCCGTGCAGCCCACGCGGACACCCGCCGCACCTTGTCCTCGGAAATCTGCCCCTCCGCCATCGCCCGCGCCTCCGACACCGTCCGCGCAGTCACCCCATCCCCCGACGCGCCCTCCTCGTGATACTCCACACCCTGACGGGCAGCCTCACGAATGTATTGAGGAAGCCGCAGCTCAACCTGCCGTTCCCCACCCGGCTCCATGTCCTCCGCGACAGACACGGCCACCATCTGCGCGACCGCGTCGTCCTTCGACTGGTGGCAGCCGATGACCTCGCCGTCCTCCTTCTCCACGGCCCACCCGGAACAGTCCGGGTTCTCGTCCGAGATGAAGTACGGCATCAGCCGGCCTCGACAGCGCCGGACGGGTCAGACTTCTCCTCCGGCTGGAGCTGGACGGACGCCATCCCGGTGTGGACGAGGTCCGGCAGGCCGACGATGTCCGCCACCGACTGCGGGGTGTACCCCGAGATGATCAGCGACTGGGCGACACGGGCCTTCCGCTCGAGGGTGGCGACTTCGGCGTCCGTGGTTGGGATGTTCTGCGACGGAACCCGGTACATGTCCCCGTCGTCCACCCCGCGCATGTCCTCAAGCGTCCGAACGTCGTTCACCGACATGTATCCGGCCAGCAGGGCGGTGGAGTAGGCGGCGGTGCGGGTTGCGAGGTCGGCGCGGACGAGGGACGACAGGTTGAACTTGATGAACGTCCGCGGGTTCTGAAGCAGCGTCGAGAACGCGTCCTCAAGCACCTGAACATACGGTTGGAGGGTGTGGGTGGTGAAGAACTGCATCTGCTGTTCCACGCTGGCGTAGGACACGGCGCCGGCGGTGGTCACACCGAGCATGAACGGTGGGACGCGGAACACCCGCGCAACCTCTTCAACAGCGAACCGGCGTTCGTCGAGGAGCTGCGAGTCGGACGGGTTCACCGACGTGGGAACGAACTTCGCACCCCCATACAGGACGGCGGGACGGTGGGCGCGGCGCAGCCCCTTGTGGTTCCCTTCCCACGACTCCACCAGCGTCTTCGCCTGGTCCTGCGTGATCTCCCCCGGCCACTCGATGACCCCGCCCGCGTACGAGCCGTTCCCGAAGAACTGTGACGCGTACGACTCGAGCGCCAAACCAAGTCCGAGGGCGTCCTTCGCCTTCTCGATGCGGGAAACACCGCGCAGGTCGCCGGGGAGGAGCAGTTCGGTGATGTGGAGCACCTGGTCCTTCGTCAGGGTCAGGTTCCGTTCGCCCCGGTAGACGTAGACGAGCTGCCCGTTCTGCATCGTCGGGGTGGTGACGGTCGGGTTGAGCACGTCGAGGGAGAACACGGACCCGTCCGGGTTCCGCATGATGTGGACGAACGCGTTCCCATCAAGCAGCAGCGAGACGAGAACCTGCTGCCAGAACGTCGTGCGGGAATGGAGGTCGTTCGGCTTCGTGATCCACTCTTCCCGCGGCCGGTACGGGGAACGTTCACCGTCCCGGCGGATGAACTGGTCCACCGGAAGGGTGGAGATGCTGTCCGA